CGGCGAGGACGGTTAGTTTCAAAATTCGCATTTCGTTACCTCACGTAGATGCGGCGCGTTTCGGGTTCGGTACTCCAAGCGAACCTGAGCCCATCTGAAAAAATAGCGTCCCAGTAGGCGGCATAGAAGTCACCAGCCCCTGAGGCGTAGAAAGCGGTGATCTCATCAGCGGTGAGAGCCTTCTGCCAAATCACAGCATTGTCCAGTGCGGCAGTGAGATAGCCCGAGGTGTTACGGGCCGCAAAGCCTGTAGTGTCGGACCACGTCGCGGCACTCACGTTCGCCGTTTTGCTCTTGGCTGCACCGTTGATGCTGACGAATCCCTTGGTGTCACTGGAGTCCCATCCGAGAATCACCAGAGTCCATTCACTGACAGCACTCGCAGCGCCCACGGTCACAAACTGACCCCCAACGTAGCCTGTGATCCCAGAGCCCACGTACTCATAGATGTCTGTCCGTGCCGCTCCGGGCGAACCGCCATAGAAGAGGTTTTGCTCTGCTGAAGCACCCGCTGTGATGTTGACCCACAGTGCCACCGTGAAGTCGCTATTGCCAAGAAGGGCATTGGCGTTGGTCAGCTTCTGTGAACTGGCCCCAACAGTCGCCACCCCCATCCCCGAGTCACTCCGCTCCACCAGCCCAGCGGCCCGGGTGGGGGTGTTGACTGCGGTCAGGTTGTTGGAGCCGATAGAGTCCGCGTATGGCCCCCCGTCCTCGTCCATGTCCCAGCACGAGACGAGGTTGGTCAGCTCCGCGCCGGAGAGGTCAGCACAGGTCTTGCCCTTGCCGCTGTTATAGAGAGACGTCTTGTCGGCTGAACTCAAGACCTCAGAGTGAATCATGATCGGGCCCCTGACACCGTCGCCGTAGATACTTCCGGCGAGCCGTCCCACATTGAAGTCTTGAGACGATGAGATCGGGCCATTTGGTAGGGCCGCCCCGGCTGACGGGGCCCCGTCGTTCACCTGAATGTATGCCTTCTTGTCAGAGGTGTCGTACCAGAAGTGAACCAAATACCTTTGCCCGACAGTGACTGCCCCAACCGCCGGCTCAGAGAACGAAGCGTCGTTTGAGTCCGTGATGTAACAACCCACGTTGTTCGCCACATCGACGCTGCACTGATAAGCCCCGTTGCCGGAAGTTCTCTGGGAGAACAGGGCCATGTTTGCACCGGCAGTGTCCCGAACGAACCAAGCCGAGAAAGTCTTGTCCCCATCGAGGGACGTGGCAGCACTATCCACTACCCAAGCATATTGGCTTGATGCAGCGAGCGTAGCCATGGCATACCCCAACGCCCCGCCCGTAGCAGTCGGGGTGTTCACCAGCGTAAGGTCATACGTGTTGGTGCAGTCATCATTCCCCAGGTCCGTGGGGTCGTTGAAGGACCAGCAGGCGGTGGCAGTGGCGTAGATGCTGGCAACCTCGGCAGTGAAAGAGTCCCAGTAATTGGGGCCCACCAGGCGGGACTTACCTAGGGACCGCTCATTGGGCCCGTCCACACCGGCGAGGGCCAGGGCGGAAATAAGGACCAGGGTGACGACGGCAAGCTTGGTGCGCATGATTAGACCCCTTTCTCCAAAGTGGCCCGGTGCCGCTTGGCCTTGGCCTCATCGGAACCGTGCGAGCCGCCAGGGACCACCTTGCCGGTGGCATCGAGGACCACCCAGGTGCCGGAGCGGTTCTCTACCTTGTAGCCGGAGGTCCCGCCAGCGGAAACATCTGGGCCCGCATTCGGAAGGCCCATGTCCTCCGGCTGTTCCTCTTCAATCTGCTCCCGCTCCTGTCCTGACGTGGTGTCCGGCCGCGCGAGTCCGCCGCGCTCCAGGTTGGCCCAGAAAGTTTCGTGGGAAATGGCCTCGGCCTGAAGAGCCGCCACCAGCTCGCGCAGCTCGTTAGGGTTCATTTTGGTGGCGCCGTAGTCCTTGTTGAGGATCACCGAGGCCTTGCCGTCGGAGGGCAGGGCGGCAGAGCCCAGCCACCACAGATGTGTGCGGAGAATGGACGTGAATCCGCGTTCCACGGAGCCGGCCACGGTGCGGAGCGTGGAATACTCGCCCGCATGTCTCGCGAGGACTGCGGTGGCTGTGTCCCGCTCGACGGTGGGGGCGTCCTCAAGGAGGCGCGCGCCCAGGGTGGCCATCAACTTCCGCTTGCGGGCCTCGGCGTTCTCCAGGGCACCCATGAGGTTCCCGTCCGCCTGTAGGATCTTAGCGTCGGACCCCTTGGGCAGGAGGAGGGCCCGGCCGGAGCCAAACTTGACGGGCTCGCCCTTCTGATTCAGGCCGCCGATAAGGATAAGCTGAGGCGTGCCAACGAAATGGAGCCCATGCTCCAGGTCCGCAGTGGTCCGGTAGTGGCTGTAGTTCATATCCACAAGGTCGAGCACCGGGGGCTTTTCCACGGGCGGCTGGACGGTGGTGGAGCCCAGGAAGTAGAACGGGATGAAATCCAGAGGTGTCCCGCGCCGCATGGGCACAATGTCCTGCTCCAGGGTCCACCGCTTAGGCCCTGACTTCCCCTCGGAGTCCTTGTAGACCCGCTGGTGGTAGATCCCATTTTCAAGGGAGAGGATGCGGAGCTGCGGGACGGTCTCCACGTTGAATGGGTCGTCGGGGTCCTTCCGCGCGTCCTCCAGAATGGAGACCATGGCCAGGACGGGCGCGCCCTTGACACGCTGAACATCCCAGTTGAGCACCTGCTCCGCATTGTACTCTACCCAGTAGGGCCGCCCGGCGCCGGCGTCGGACGCCACGTCCACCAGGATACAGCTCCGCCCCGTTAGGATGACGTTGCGGGTGGCCAGGAGCATAAACAGGTCCGCGCTCACCCCGTCGAGAGTAACATCGTGGAGCTGGTCCTCCTGCTCTCGCTTGCCGACACCCACCCATTCCGGGGCCTTTTGGAACACGGCGCCCGCGAGACCGTCCACGGTGCGGCCGGTGGCGCCGTACCAGATGGAACGCTTCAAGTAGGAGGCGTAGGCGTCGTAGTCCGCATCTAGGTCCATGGACTCCAGGGGAGGGAGATACCGGGACTTTTTGGACTTCACAACGTCCCCGCCCGCGTAGGCGTCCCGGCACCGCGTCCACCGGTCGATAGATGCGGAATATTCGGGATGCTGGGTCTGCAAGTCACTGCTCATTGTGGCTCCTTTGTGGGCACTCCTGCGCTACCACTTGACCTTTACGGTCGTAATTTCCTGCTCCCCGGCCAGCTCGTTGTAGGCGCCGGAGAGGGCGTCAACGATGTCGTCGTGGGCGCCGCGATCAAACACGGACAGCTCATCCAGAGCCACCCGATTCCATGGAGCGCGGACCAGGTAGACCAGGCCGTCCTCCGCCGCCGCGCGAAATGGCCTCGCGCGCACTTCCTTTTTCTTGGTGCTGGGCACCCCTTCATAATCGAACCCTAGCAGCTCGGTGTGCCGGTTGGTGACCACGGCCTTGCCCCCGCTCCCAGGCTCCTGCTCCTCACGGATGCGGACCTCTACGCCATCCCGCGCCGCGCAAGTCTTGATTTTGTCGTTCACCTTCGCGGAGCCCCACTGGCCGTGCTCCAGGTCCAGGACGTAGAACTTGCAGGTATTCGGGTGATACCCCATCTTGGCGCCGGCGGTAAAGTCGCCCTCGTCCTCCGATGCCGCGCAGTCCCAATGCCGCACCAGGATCATCTCGTCCAGGGGCGGGACCTCGGCGGCACTCACGATGCGGAACCAGTCTTCCTTAAACAGTCCGCCACCCTCAGGGCTCGGCCTCTGTTGGAGCTGGCCGGCGGTCCCGTAGGGTCCAAGTTCCTTCTGGAGGGTGCGGACTTTTCCGAGGTCTAGCAACTCTGGCCACAGCAGCTCGCCCTTCCGCTCCCTTGGGTCCAGGTAGTGACCCCGGTCCGGTTCGTACTCCATGGGAAACATAATGACTTTCCAGCCGCCCATGTCGGTCAGGTATTCGGACAGGTCTCCCATTGCCAGGCGCTGCATAATGACCACAATGGCCGTTCCGCGCGTGGCCCCGCGCGTGGAAATCGTGCGCGAGTACCAGTCCGTCACCATGCCCAGTTTTAGTGGGCTAGTTGCGTCGTCCGCCTTGTGTGGGTCGTCGATGATGAGCCGGTCCGGGTGCTCCCCTGTACCGGCGCCGGCGGTAGTTGTACAGATGCGCCACCCGCCGTCCTTGTTGATGAACTTCTGTTTGGCCGTCTGGTCGGGGCGGAGGGTCACGCCATATTGACGCTGAAACCAGGGGGACTGCACGATATCCCGCATTTTCATGTTGTCGCGCTCCGCCACCCGGTCACCATAGGAGGCGGACAGGATGCGAATGGAGGGCTGGCGGGCCCATTCCCAGGCGGGCCAGAACACGGACACAAGCAAGGACTTCATGGTCCCCGGGGGCACGTTGATGATGAGGCGCTTGCACTCTCCCCGGGTTACGGCCTCCAGCTCGTCGCAGAGGACGTCTAGGTGCCAGTTCCACACAAGGGGTGTTGAGGACTCCAGGATGTTCCACGCCACCTTTACGAACCGGGACAGCTTGCGCCGTGCCAGCTCCGCCTCAATGGACTCCAGTTCTGTCCGGGGGTCAGTCACTGTCCTCCTCACAATCCAACAGGGCGCACCGGGTCTCTACCACGGTGATGCGGTTCTCGTTGCGAACGATGCGGCACGTCCAGGCGGTAGAGTCCTCCAGGTGTGCGTCAAGGCCAGTTTTGACTCTCGTCAGCTCGGTGTGTACCCCCCGGATTTGCTCGCCTAGCCCCGGGTTGCCATTCCCGTCCCCCCGGAGTACCTTGTCCATCCCGTCCAGCTTGGCCATGAGGCGGCGCCCCACGTAGGCGGCCACGCCGGTGCCACTGGCGAATGTGCCCACAAACCCGGCGATGATGAGGCCCTCCACCAGGCCGGTCACTTCGCACCCCACGGGCCCCAAATACCTGTGACCCCGCCGGCGCCGGCAATGCTGAATGTCACCAGGCCCACCACCTCGCCGGCCGCGTTATACGCGCACCCGCCCGAGGCGCCGGAGACTGGGACCTCGTCCATGATGATGGCGCCGCCCACAAGGCGGAGGACCTTGGCGGAGCGGTGGCGGTCCTTGAAGGCGTCCGCCGGCTCCCGCCAGTCATACTCTACCCAGGTGATGGTGTCTCCCACATTGGGGGGCTCCATGGCCCGGACCGCATAAATCCCCGGCGGGTTGGCCAGCTCCAGGATGGCGATGTCCGCCGTGGTGGCTGAGGCGTCCACAAACCCGTGGCCGGAAGGGCCCCCGGTGAAGCTGTAGCGGAACCCCATTGGCTCGCCCACATCGTCCAGAACCACGTGGTTGTTGGTGAGGGCCAGGCCATCCACCGCGCACCCGTGACCGAGGCCCGGCTGGGTGAACAGAGCAAAGGAGTGCTTTGCGCTCCGCTGGACCTCAGCCGGGACAGCCACAATGACCTCCGTGGGCTCCTGCGGGGCCGCTGGGGCGATTTGAACGGCCACGAGGACGCCAAGGGTCCAGGCGAAGGCGAAGCCCAGGAGAACGGCTCCCAGGGCCCTCACCGGCCGCCTCTGCAATCGTAGACCCCGAACGCCCGCTGCGCGTGGAATCCGGCCGCGTCAACGGTGACCAGGTGGCCCCCCACTTCCGCCTTGAAATCGACACGCGCGTGGGTGGTGGGCGCAAACCGGACGGGCTCCACGCCTCGGACTGTCACGGTGACAGGGGAGGGCTCAAGGCCCTGAAGGTGCACAAAGACTTGGACCGGGCGGTAGAGTGTCCCCGGGTGGCGGACACCGTTGGCGTCCGTGTGTCCTCCAAGGGTCTCGGTGGCGCACACGGCGCCTAGGGCCGTGACGTTGACCACGAGGCGAGGAGCCGGTCCGCCCAATTTGGCAGACGCGCACCCGGCGAGGGCGAGTATGATGGCGGTGATGCATCTCATTTTGGAAGGCCTATTTGGATTTGCCCGTCCACATGACGCGGGTGGGCAGAGAAGGATCTGAATCCAGGTGGACGTGCCCGTTGTAGACCCCGATGCGTGGAAAACCAGCTTTGACCGCCCCGCCGACAATGGCGAACCGGCGCTTGGCGGAAGTGACGCGAATGTCCA